CGCCGTTTAACACTTCTCTTGTGATTGTGTCAAGAGTTGCACCTGCCTGAGCACCGAGAAGCTTTGTTGCCTGAAGCATATTGTTATCAATAGCTGTGAGCTTAAGCATATCGGAAATTGTTATGTAGCCGCCGTACTGCTTCACCTGAGCTGTTACTGTTGAAACGTTAAGTGACTGTCCGTCGGGAGTTACGCCCTCTGTGATTCCTTTTGTAAGCTTTGGAAGCGGTGAAAACTTTCTGAATTCAATCTGCTTACCGCCGTTTTTCGGAATAGGCTGCTTCTGTGCGAACTGTTCGTGAACGAGCTTCGGCACTGCGTTGTCTATCATATAATCTGAGTAGTAGGTTTTCATTTCTGCCGATAAGCCTTCTGAGCCTGTAGTGTTTGTGTTCAGTCCGAATAACTGAAGATCGGGTTTTGTGATTGTTGTTACATCATTTAAAAAATTTCTCATATAAACTTTTTCCTCTTTCTTTTAAAATTTAATAATTTCGCCTCTTAAGGCACGTTTTGCAAGTTCTTTGCGGTCTTTTCCGGTCAGGGCGTGAACACCTGATTTGAAAATCGCACTTTCACTGCCAAGACTTCCGTTTTCAACGGGACGTTTAGCTTTTTGCGGTTCTTCCGTTATTTCTTTTTCGGCTTCTGCCTTTTTCTTGATTTCATCAAGATGTACCGCTTCATATGCAGTTTTCATATCAAGACCGGCAAGCAAAAGGCTCATAAAAACTCCGTTTTCAAGCTCTTTTTCCTCGTCAAATTCCGGATACACCTTTTTAAGCTCCTCCGCTTCTCTTTCAAGGTCATTTTCAATTTTTTTAACCTCAAAATCGGTAAGCTTTTCCTCATAACTGCGTTTTCTTTCTTCCTCTCTTTCAAGAAGCTCTTTAAGTGCTGTTTCCATTTCGTAAAGCTTGTCCTTTACTTTCATTTTTTCTCCCTCCTCTTTTAATTTTTTCGTTTTTTTTTATTTACTTCTCCCTCGCCTTTTTCCCTCACCCCCTTTCCAAAACATCTATTATCTATTACCTACTCACCCTCACATACTCCGGATACGCAGAAGCCAGATATTCAAGACCGCGATACGTCATAAGATAAGCACCCTCTGCTTTTTTGTCACCTGAGAACCTTATCCTCGCTCTGCCGCTTTCGACCAAGCCTTCCATAAGTTTTATATCCCCTGTTTTTTCAAGCATTTCCAAAAGAGCATACACAATGCCGGAAACTGCAGCACAGACAATATCCCGTCCCTTTGGTGCTGCACCTGCGTGGCCTGTGAGCTTTACCGAAAAGCACTCTCCCTTTTTTTCAAATTTCGCTGTAATCACTGTTCGTTTTCCTCTGCTTTCATTTCGGTCATTGCATTTGAAATTTCCGCTTCATATTCTGAGGCAATTTTCTTTATTACCTCTTTTACCTGTGCCTTTCCATCAAAGTCCATTATCTCAATAGCCGCAAGGGATTGCTTAGCTTGCTGTGGATTGAAAAAGCCAAGCTTATACATTTCCTTTGCAAGCTCGTTCTGAGACATTTTTGAATAGGAGCTTTTCTTCTGAGGCTTTATCACAATATCAAAGTTCGTCTCTCTTGTCTCCGTCCCCGTTGCACCGTTATAATTGACATACACAAATTTTCCGTCATCGCCCGTTATACGGAAGCAGCGTTTTTTGTCATAGAACTGTTTCAAAAGGTCAATAATTAGATAGCCGATTCTCGTATATGCTCTGTAGGACATTTCAATCATATCGCGGCTTGTTTTATTTCCTGCCTCCTGAAGTGCCGCAATTGCTGCCGCAGCAGTTACACCGGCAGAGGTAGAGCCTTGTGAAAAATCCCTGTTTCCGCTTGTTTCTTTCAACTCGTCAATCTTCATTGCAAGCACGTTTAATACATTTCCCGAAACAGGTGAAATATCAATTCTGCGGAGACGCTCCTCATCAATGGAGCCTTCCACGTGAACAATCGGCTTCGACCAGTCAAGAAATTCATTTTCGTCGATTCCGCTTCCCTCTTTTGCAAAATATCTCACTCTTGCAGACATCACCGAATTTTCCAGTATCACCTGATTGAGACGGTCTATGTACATCTGCGGACTTTTCATAACCGAAATCATTCCGAAGCCGCAGGGAGTTCCTTCAAGCGGAAACATACGGTCGAAAACAACGGGATATTTACCGTGGTCATAAAGACCTGTGTTTTTATACTCTGCCTCGTTTTCGGTTGCGAACAGCACTTCTCCCCCTGCAAATTTACAGAAATGAAGCACCGTTTTTCCGCTTTCGTCCGTCTTTTTATAATACCAGTCCACAACCGCTGTTTTATCCGTATAATCCACCGCATTGTCATAAGCATATTTCTTTATATCAAGGATTCCTTTTCCCGCCCTGATGTTTTTATCAGGATAACGCATCTTCAGCCTTTCGGTGTTTTCTAAGGACACAATAAACAGGTTTTCACTCTTTTGAATATCCGAGATGCCCGGCTCCCAGAAAAGGTTTAAAAGGTCAATTCTTGTTATGTCAATATCCCCTTTTCCATCCGCTTTTCCCTCGTTCCAGAACACTCCGTAAACCGCTGTACCGTGTTTTAATTTATACCACCACGCATCTGAGTACGTACCCTCAAAACCGTTATTTTCAATAATAACAGGAATTATCTTGCTTAAAAGCTCCGCTTCATTTTCGTCGTTTTTCTCTCTCGGAAGTACGTTAGGCTCAGGATAATTGTCCATTGCGTCTGCGTGCTTGTTAGCAATTGAATTAAACAGCCACGCAGAAACAGGCTCGCACCTCTCCGGCTGATTTCCGTTTCCGAAAACCTCCCAGTGTCTCAGCCGCCACCACTTTTCCTCCTCGCAAAGCCTTGCCTCTAAGGACTGCTTCGCCGCCTTGTATTTGCTTAAGGTTTCCTCTGCCCTCTCTATCTCAGCTCTTCCTATGACCTGCCTTTTGGGGCTTTTGTCTTTTTCTCTGTTCATAATTTACCTCCGTTTTCTTATAGTTTTATATTGCTTGCATAGGGTGAGTAAGCTTTCTCTTCCTCAGTCCCCAATGGATTAAATTTTGGTAATTCCTTTTCGGGCTTTACCTCTCTTGAAAGAGGATATTCCATAAGCACATAACGAAGCTCGTCATAGATATGGTCCTCTGCCGATGTATCTATATCCTCCACGTTTATTTCGCTGTAGCAAAGGGAGGGCACTGTTCTTATAAAGTGCCTGCAGCTTGAAAAAATATACAGCATCGGGATTCCGTTTTCGTCAAACTTAAGGCGGTTATGCACCTGCATTTTGCCTGCAATACGGTCGTGATTTCCCTTTTCAAAATACACTCTCTGCTTTTCCATTAGTGCAGCAATGGAAGTTCCTGCCCCTCTGTCATCGGAGAACACCGCAGGATCTGCAATGCCTGTTATTTTTCTGCCTTTTAAGTTTTCGTCCTCCTCCTCTATTCTGACAATCTCGGATGCAAGACGTTCCGGCTCCCACTTAACACCTGTGTTGGGGCTTCCGCTTGTACCGTACAGCTCCTTTATTCTGTAAATTCTTCTGTCATGGTCAACCGCGTACCACCCCACCGAAAAGGGTCTTGCATATCCCCAGTCAAAGCCTCTGTATATACGCCACGTTTCAGGAACCTTAAAGGGATTTATAACGTGGGTAAAGCATCTGTCCTTATATCTTGCAGGGTCATTTTTCCACTCGGAAAAAACCTGTCCCGAAAAGCTGTCCCAGTCACCGTACAAAAGAGCATTCTTTTCCGCTTCGGGAAGCATTGCAAGATTTGCAAGATAGTCAGGCTCTGCCTCTAAAAGCTCCTTATTATCAAAGACTGTAGAGGGAACAAAAATTCTGCTTCTTATAAGCTCCTTTGTACCCCCCTCAGGAAGATTAACCGTATAGGTTTCATTTATGGTTGTCATTGGCGGCGCCGCTGTAACAAATCTTTCCTTCACCCAGGAATGTCCAATGCCGCCGGGGTTTGCACTTGCCCGTATGTACACCCTTGTCCCCTTGCCGCTTGGTCGGTTTCGTGAGAAAAGATAACTGTATTCCTCCCAGGTGAAGTGAGTCAGCTCATCAAAGGCAATAAAGTCATAGGCTTTTCCCTGATACTGGGTTTTGTCCTTTGAATGTTGCATTGAACCAAAATAGATTTTTGCTCCTCCGGGAAATGTCCACATATGCTTTGTTTCGTTGTACTCAGCACCCTTTACCGCTCTCGGATAATATCTTTTTGATTTCTCCGTAAGCTCCGTCATCTGAGGATAGGTTTTTCTCAGGATTAACGCTCTGTAGTGTGGAATATGAACCTGTCTAAGTGCCTCGATAATAAGTGCGTCCGATTTTCCGCCGCCTGCCGCACCGCCGTAGAGTGCCTCGTATTCACCTCTCGCCATAAAGACCGCCTGCTTCGGCTGGGGCTTCCAGATGATGTTATTCATTTTTATCCTCTCCCTTATCCTCAGAAAGCTCCGAAAAAGGAATTTCCACAATTCCGAAAAGGCTTTTGTTTTCCTCTTGGTCATTTGTCTTTTCACCCCAGTGTTCAGGACAACGGCTTTTCAGCCAGAAGGTCTGAGCAGAGAGATTCGGCGGTATGCTTTGCTCCTCCTCTGCGGTTTCAAGGCGTTCCTCCTCCACCTTTTTTTCCCTTTCATCATAGTGGGATTTTTTTAGCTTATGGACCTTTTTGACCCTTACGGTGTAGCCAAGTGCAAGCTTTAAAAGTGCCTGTTCCACAAGCTTTTCCGTTTTACTTCTGTCGAAGCTTACCGCCGCCTCAAACTCAGGGTATTTCCGCATATATTTGAGAAATGTTTTTCTGCAGATACCAAGCCGCTCTGCAATTTCCTCCTCACTTGCACCCTTTATCCGCCACATAGAAACGAGGGGTAATTTTTCTTTCACAGCTTCCCACTTTGATTTTTGACCAAAGACTTTTTCTTCCGCCCCTGTTGGATTTTTTTCAGAGCGGTTATCAATATTATTTTCCGTGTTGATTATTTCAGCAGCGATATTATCTTCCCCATCCTTTCTTCATAATTCTTGTCGTTTTTAAGACCTTTTTCAAGTATTCCTTCGCCCAGATAGACGATTAAAGCCTCATAAATTTTTATAAGCTCACGGTATCCTGCCTCTTTTTCCTTTTGCCTTTCACGGGCGTCCTTTAAATATTCGTTTTGCCTTATAAGCCGTGCAAGCTCCTGTCTTAAATACTTGTGAGTTTTAAAATAGCCTTTGAATTTTAATCTGATTTTCATTTTTCCTCATCCCCTTTTTTTATTTAGCTGTCATCTAAAAGCTTACTTAAAGCCTCTTCCATAAGACCTGAATAATAGTGATTTCCCGTGTCCTCATAGTTATTGAATTTACTTTTTTTTACAAGCTTTTGAGTCTCTTTTTCAGCTTCTTCCTCTGAGTCCTCATACACCCACTTCTTTATCACAGCATAATAGTCACTGTATTCTTTGCCGTATATCTGCACATACTCGTCAACTTTCTTTATGTATCCGAGAAGAGTGGTTTCCCCAAGCTCTGTTTTCAAAGCTTCATACTCCTCGTCATCAAGCAAAATATTTTCGTATTCCCCATACGCTTTTTTAACCTGATTTAAAATTTCCGGATCATCAGGAGGGGGCGGAGCAGTTTTCGGCTTTGCCTTTACTCTACTCTTCTTTACTTTACTTTTCTTTACTTTACTTTTCTTTACTTTACTTTGTTGAAAAATGTTAACATTTTCTTCAATCCCGGTGCTGTCGCCTGTTTCCAGGTTCAAAAATTGCTCAGTTTTAACTAAAAGATACTCTTTTTTTACAGGTATTTTTTTTCTTCTTTCAGCACATTTAAAAAATCTTTTCTGCACACCATCCGAAGTTAAAATTTCATATTTTTCATAAAGCTCTTTGTCAAAAATTTCTCTGTCAACAGCTGCCTGAGTAAGCCCCTCAAGCTTTTCTAAGTCCATGCCGATTTCTTTTGCAAACAAAATGCGGACATCTTTATCAAATAACTTATAATATCCCTCTCCCGAATAAATGCTCTGCCACAGCTTTATAACCACCGCAAAGCCTTCCAGACCTTCATTTGCTTCAAACACTTTTAAAGAATCGCTCATATGACAGCAAAGCGGAAAATATTCAAGTCCTTTCATTCTTTCTCACCTCCTTTTCACACCTTCTTAAGTCCATACCACTCACAGGCACACTCGGAGCTGCAAAAAATGTTTTCACTGTCATCGGTGAAATATTCGCAGTCCTCATATATCACATTTCTGCAACCGGGCATCGTACATTTTCCAACTACCTCTTCTTTGTACTCGCCCAAAAGCTTTTTTTCCCACCTGAGTTTTTCCCTCTCAAATTGCTTTCTTTTTTCACTTTTCACAAATTTTAAATTTTTTTCTGTTAATTTATTTTTGTCGTTTTTTGTATTATTTTTTGTTTTTTTTTATTCCATAACTATGTTTTATCCCAAAAATGGGATATTAGCTTTAAAAAAATTTAGCTTTTCCTCCCCTTTTTCTATTCCCAAACTGTCGCAAATCATTTCAACCTCATGCAAATACAAGGGACTTTTCCCTTCGAGTTTATCCCTTAAACACTCCGGCGTTATGTCC